AGCGAGAAAATACAACGAGAGTATAAATATCTAATACCTAAAATAAAAACTGAAAAATGTCCTTTTTAATTAGTTAAATATAAATATTTATACTTATATTTGTCAAACAATTTAAAAATAAAGAAAAATGAGTCATTTAACAGACAATGAAATTAACACGCTAGAAAATAAAGCATTCCGATTAGAGGGAGAAATATATAGATGGCGTAGATTTAGAAAGGAAGTAGAAGAGTTTTTAACAATGCAATCTACATTCGGTAAAAATACACCTCAAGAAATTGAAATTTTAAAACAAGAATTAGAATCAATTAAATATTATTAAAATGATGGATAAGTATAATAAGCTAAAGAGCAAGAAGAAGTTTTTGTCTAAACTAGATGAACTTCTAGGAGGTACAACTGGTTCTAAAATGTCAACTTGGTTTAATCGAAAAAAAGGGATTAACGTTCCATGCGATAAAGAAAAGCAAGTTGATAAAATACTAGATTTGCAACTACAATTAGATATAGAACTACAAGAAGTAGAAAAACAATTTTGGACTAAACATAAAATAAATTAATTATGAAAGAAGTAATAGAATACCAAAGACAAAGAATCGAAGCACTAGAAAAAACTATTAAAATTCAAGAAGAGCTAATAAGTCAAAAAGATTTAGCTATTGACGAAATAACGTTTAAATACGCTGATTCTAAGGCACGATATAATATGTTAATTAGGAATATAGAGGTAATTGATACAATAACCGTAAATAATTAAAAAATGACAGAGAAAGAACTTAAAAACAGAATGATAGGAGCGTTGATAGTTAGTATATTATTAGCTTCTGGATTATTATTAGTAGTATTTAACCAATAAAATTATGATAAAATACACATTTATAGAGGGTAAACAAGAACCATTAATTTACTCCTTCACGCATGAAATAAGAGAGGAATACAATAATCTAAATACTCCTAAAATCGATCCAATAGTTAACAGTGTGATAGAATCATTTAAACAACGTTCTAAGGTAGGTATTGAGAAATACGGTACAACTTTACACGACAACAATAACGACGACTATTTACAGCATTTACAAGAGGAGCTTATGGATGCAGTTTTATACATAGAAAAATTAAAATCACAAAGAATATGAAAGTAAATGACAGAGTTAAGATTAAAAACCTATTCGGAATAGATGCAGAGCTTGAAGATAAATACAATCCTCTTGACGAAATAGGAACTGTATTAGCTATCGATGCGGAACTATATCCAATAATAGTAATGTGGGATAACGGAATCAGAAATAGTTACAATGAATCACATTTAGAAATAGTGTAAAATAAAAACCCGATAGCAGTTAAGTTATCGGGTTTTTTATTATTTAAAATATATAATTATGTTGCGTCTTCTGATCTTTGAAATAGTTATACATAAATTAAATCACTCTTATTAACATATATATCTCCATTTAAATATGATTTTAAAGTGTTGTAATTGAAATTATAAGATAAAGAAGCTTCCTTTAAACTTTTATAAAATATTCCATTAGATGTATTTAAAACAATCTTTGCTGAAGGGTGCGTTTCTACCCAGTGTTTTGGATTAATCCCTTTTTTCGCTAAAGATATTTTTAAACAAGTCTCTTTGCTTTTAGGTTTTTTCTTAGCACTTAAACTCATTTTTAATTTAGTTTCTTCGGTGTGTTTTTTACCTAACCACTTAGTATTCCCTGTTTGAGCTAATGACATTTTAATTTTTGTCTCCTCTGATAAATACCCTGCGTTATTCAAATATCTTGGAACGTTACAATTTAATCCATTTGATTTATTAGAGTTATACAACTTTATATAATAAGCTTCTTTTTCGTTTAAATCTGAAATATCACATAATGTTATCACTTCAAAAGTATGCCTGTCTGAACCGTACTTTTTTAATGAATTATAAATTTTAGTCTGACCTTTACAATCACATCTTAAATAAGACTCAAAACGTCTTTTTATATTAACACTTTGTCCTATGTAAATTTTCCTTGTCGGGCTTGTTATTTTGTAAATACCTATCATAATAATTTATTATCTATATCTGCTAATCCTTTGCCATTATTTGTGATTATTGAAAACCCCGCATTTGATGTGTAACCTAAATCTTCGCTATAACCATTACCAGTAAACAAACTCCTTGCATGCATTCTAATATGGTCTACGGAGTCATCTTTAAGTATGTTAAATTTACCTCTCATATTAACGCTTAAATTTTGTACAATAGAATGAAGATGACCTTCTAAAATCACATTATAAACTCCTTTTTTGCCAAAATCCCAACAAATATCTTTAGTACTCTTTTTACTAATTCCTTTGTGACCATGTAATAAAATGTAGTTTATACCGTCTATTTCACATGATATAACAGTAGGATGAAACTCTATATCATAGCCTAATAATTCAAGTCCAAAAGCGATTAAATCCGATGCGCCACCGTCTGTGTCTTCGTCTTTGTCAGAAGTAAGTCTATCATGGTTACCCGCTACTAACTTTACTTTTTTAAGGTTGTTTATTTTAGATAAAAACTTTTCGTGCCATATATTAACAGAAAAACGAATTACCTCTGCTCCAATCATTCCTTTTTGCAAGCCTTTCCAAGAGTTCTTATGATTTAAACCCGTAAAACTCTCAATCATATCTCCTAAAAAGAAAATATTTACTTCTTTAAAACCTCTTTTATTTACCTTATTTACAATTTCTTCTAAATAGTCAATTAATATAGGAATAGAAAAATCTTTCGTGTTTACTAATCCATCTATGTAAGCTCCTAAATGCGGGTCTCCTATTACTATATTCGCAATCTCACTACCGTCAACAATAGTTGTAGTATGTTTAATAGCTTTATCAAACGCTTTAACGAGTATTTCTTTTATCTCTAAATACGTGTTTGCATCATCTATATCTTCACTCTCATAAAATGCAATATTATAAAAAGGAATACCAGTATGTGAAACTAGCTTAAAACTTCTTACCTTGTCAAAATCAAGACCATAATATTTACAATATGTTTCAATATTCATTATCTTTCCGTCTCCAGAAATAGCTGTAAATACTTGTTTTTTAGGCTCGTAGTCATTAGTTTCGGTAACCGTATTAAACAAAAAGTCCTCCTGAATATCAGAAAGACGGTATCTCTTTTGTTTATTTATAGTTAGACCTATTTTCGACGCTATTTTATCGTCTAGTCTGTAACGCTTCTCTTTATTTTTTTTCATTATGTAATATATTTGTTAATTAAAAACCAGTCAACTTCCTTAATTTCAAGGGTATCTATGAAGCGAATATACGCTTTTTCTCCTTCTCCTACAAATCTTCCTACTAAATAAAATTCTCTGTTGCTTTTTGAAAGGTATATTTTAGCATTAAAAGGAATTTCTACATTCTTGTATAACCTAGCTCCAGCTCTTGTCATAGTCTATCCATATTTCGGCTTTAAAGCCATTATCTCTTAGTTGTTGTATCCTTAATTCTTGTAGCGGAGCTACTTTTCCAGTAGGTCTTTTTACTTCTATAAACATTGTCTCGCCATTACGAAGAGCCATTAAATCGGGAATGCCATTCATAGTTGTCTTTATCAACTTAACAACTGTCCATCCTTCTTTTTTTAACTTATCTGTTATTTTTTTCTGTATCGCTTGCTCTAACATCTTTTTTAAAAATATTTAGTGTATAATCTCTCTTGTCTAAAACAGTCTTGTAAATCTTTTTCTCTATGCCTCTCTTTGAAAATATCCAGTAAATATCATTCTCTTTTCGCTCCATAGTCGTTAATCTATCCCTCGATTGCCAGTAGGACACTGCGGAGAAGTCAATATTATAATAAACTAAATACTTAGCGGCTCTTAACGATATTCCTTCACGACCTGAAACTATTTGTAATGCTATCCATTTATCAGTGGAATTGAATTCTTCAAGGTCTTCAGTTATCTTATTACCCATTGTCGCTTTAATACAGTCGATTTCAGCCTTGAATTTGTAAAAGATAGCTATTTTGTCGTTGGAAAATTTTTCTTTGATAAAAACAGCCTTAGAATCGTCTATTACTTTTCTGCTTCCGTCTTCAAATTTAACAGTTCCGCTATAAAGTTGGTGACATTTTTGCATAAGTTTAACACCTGTGTCTCCTAAAATTAAATCTCCTTGAGGATTTTTTACAAATTGATCCTTTTTCAATCTCTCTATTATTTGATAAGTGATAGGTTTCATCTCTACTTCCAGAATAGTTTCATTTACAGATGTAGTAAAACCTGCTTCTTTTTGAGTGAATGTCAATATGTAGGGATTAATTACTCTCTTAATTTTGTTTTCTAATCCGAACGAATAGTCTTTAACAATCGCATACCCTAATCTTTTATCTTTAACATCTACAAAATCAACTGCCCATTTGTAAAAACTAGGGTATTTAAATGGTGAATTATTAGATATCCAAAACTGATGAAACCATTGTGAATGTGACTCTGGACTTGGTGTTCCTGACAAGAATATCATTGGTAAATTTCCGTACTTCTCTTTAAATATCTTAGCGACTTTATTAGGTTTAGGGTACGCTCCGAAGCGGTGATGCTCGTCGTGTATCACTAAATCAAAATCTCCTTTTACTTTATGTAGAGACTCATCGTTAACCACCTTTAAGTTGAATTTGTATCCGAATTCGGAGAAATCCTCTTCAATACTTCCAATAGCTTTTTTCTTCGTAAGGAATAATACATTTTTAGCTCCATACAGTTTTGCAGTCTCTAATGATGTGCAAGTCTTACCTGTTCTTACTGACATGGCTAAATAAACGATTTTCAGCTCTTTTAAGACACTAACTGCTCTTTGCGATAGTTCTTGTTGGTATGGTCTGAGTTCTTTCATTTAAAGTTATATATTTGAGTATTCTTATATTTTAAGTTTTTATCTATAAACTCAATTTCTTCTTTATCGAGTATCTTGTAAAATACAGCAGCTCCTCCTGTAAACTTCATCTTCTTTATAAATGACTTCTCGTTGAGGTAATTTCTGTATGATTTTTTGCATTGGTCTAGCATAAAAGTGAATTTACATATACCATCTAACCTCTGATCCACTGACCTTACAACTCCAACTTTATTAACGAAGGAGTTGATGTCGATATTATCACTTGTCTTTACTGTTGCCATTCCTGATATATCTTGGAATATTGTTTTAGCTTCTTTTGACGCTATTTTCATTATAAATGATAGCTCTTGATAATTTATTCCTATAATTAAAAATCTATTTCGTTAGTATCTTTTTCTGTTTGAATCATAAACCAAGCATGACCGTTAGAGCTTGCCTCTTGGTAACTATGTTCCTTAAATGAACAGTATTTCTGTATCCATATATTAAATTTCTTACGTGTTAACCACTTTTTGAAATCTTGGTAGTCTTCCACAAATTTGTCGTAATACAATTTTTTCTCTAATCTTACGTTGCGACCAATGTTTTGGCTATCTTCTATCCATTCTAAGAACTCCATTGAGGTTTCTGCTATAAATTTACGCATCTTAATATTTTTAGCATTCTGAGGAACTAATCCTTCTTTTAAGAAAGACTGTAAGCATCTAATCATATAGTTATCAAACTTCAAAAATTCAGCCTCGTCCCAATCATCGAATAACTGTCTCCCAAATTCATCAAATGGAGTTAGCTTCTTACCATAGTACTGAGCTATCTCTACCTCAAATCTCCTTCTATCGTGGCTATTTCCTTCTCCTTTAATTGCATAATTGGTTGAGATAACCATCTTAGGAGACTCTTCTACATTTAGCTTGATAGCGTCCTTGTTTTTTCTCTCCAACGTCATTCCTTCTGTGACTAGAGAAAATTTATTCTCAAAATTAAAGT